CCCATTCTTTATTAGTCGCACCTGATACTGCCTTAACGGTTGACATTGTTGAGCCAAATTCTATCCCCTTTGTTACAACGGCTTTAAATGCCTGACCTATTTTTCTTAATATTAAAGTAGCCCCTGCAATTCCAACAAATCCTGCTGCTAAAGTTTTTAATTGACCACTAACACCACCCAAAGCAGAAGAATTTCTCCTTACCGATTCTGTATTTCTATCTATTTGCTTTCTTAATGCAGCGGCTCTTTTTGCCCCAGTAGTTTCAACAGCTGCTAAAGTTTTTAATTGATCACTAACACCACCCAAAGCAGATTTGTAATTACCTATATTCATTTTCTGCTTTGCCACAGCAGAAGAATTTCTCCTTACCGATTCTGTATTTCTATCTATTTGCTTTCTTAATGCAGCGGCTCTTTTTGCCCCAGTAGTTTCAACATTGGCAACTGCTTTTAATCTTTTTTGAAGTATTACATTTGCTGCATTATATTTTTCAATACTATTCTTTGCAGCATTTTGCCATGTTCTTAAATCTTTAGTTGCCTTTGTATGTCTTTTTACTGCTGCTGCTGCTTTTTTATCTGATAATGCTTTTGCTTTTTTTGCTTTTGCGGATGCTTTCTCACCTGTTATTGATTCTTTTAATACGGCATTGAATTTCTTTGTAGCTATTTTGGCTTTCTCAGCTTCAATACTTTCTTTGCTAAACATGGTGGACATTTTAGCTCTTTGAGTAATTAAGGCTTTTTCAATTCTTAATTCTTCTTTCTCAATTGCTGTAAGTTGTTCCCTTGACTTTTTCATCTTATCAACATCAGCACTATTGTTGATAGATTTAGGCATACTTTGCTTGACTTGACCCATCTTTTTAATGAGTTCATCAGATTGCTTTAATAGTAAAGCCATGCCATCAGAAAACTCCTTAAGAGGGTTACCTGATTGTACTAAATCATTATGTGTTATTAATTGTTTAGCCATGTTGGTTATTTGTTAGCAGTTTTTAATATTTTTCTTCTTTGCTGCCTATTTAACCCAGATTCTTTCATTGTTTCATTCAAATCACTTAAATCAACTGCTGCCGTTTTGTAAAGTGATTCTGCCTTTTTAATCTTAAAATAATCTTCATGCACTACAATATATCTATTTAATTCATCATTTCTGACAACGTGCCAAACGCTATTAAATACTTCACGCTTTTTGTCCGCTGTTTCCTTTGCCTTTTTGAATTTCCGAAATGTAGTTTTAAATAGATGAGATGTTGTATAAATCAATTCCATATAAACAGTTTTATCATCGCAGAACTCTTTAAGTTCATCCTGATAAGTTTTACTGTCTGCAATGAAATAACCACCATATCCTTTAATGACATGAAGTGCTTTCTCATGTTTCTTAAATAAATAATCAGCTTCTGCCTTTATTTTTGTTAAGTTTTTTGTTGGTCTCATTATGCTGTTTTATTTGTTCTTCGTATAATTCAATCAAATAATAATATTCTTTTACTGTTATTTTTCTAGTGTCAATAGGTATTTTTAAATTTACAATCAATATTCCAACCTGTTTTTCAAAGGATTGCTGCTCTTGATTACTATCCTTAAGTAAATCTTCTATTTCTCTCTTGTACATTCTAATTTTATTGTCAAGAGATTTATCTTTTTTAATTATTTTATCTGCTCTTACAAAATCAAGTTGCAACATTTTATCATAAATAAGTTGCTGCTTTTCAGTAAATCCAAACTCATCAATAAACTCATCATTTATTTTCTTCCATGCTTTAAACAATTTAGAAGCATCATAATTTTTCAAAGGTAATTCTTTATAATTATCTAATACTAACAAATATCTTAAGTCGTTAGTTGATTGTGCCTTTTTAAAATTCCATACAATTAAATCTTCAATACTATCATAAACTTGGTATTGCTTTATGATAACTTTCTTTTTTTGCTTTTTTGAATTTTTCTTCATTTAGTACCCCGTAGCCAAAACAGCTTTTAATTACATAATAATTTTCATTATTTACATTTGATAGTTTCTCAGCTACTTCTATAGCTTCATCCTTTTCCATTTGCTTTATTTATAATTCCTATTCTTAATAGTGGCGATAAAAATGGTTTTAATTCTATTAAACTTTCTTTTGTTAGTCCCAAAATACTATCATCAAAAGCTTTTCTTAAATCATCAGTTTTAGAATCTCTTGAATCTATTGCAATCCCACGCTCCATATCAAATAAAAACATTCCATCATAAAATCCACCTTCATCATGCAAATTTACAATGTCAGGATTGTTATTTGTCAAAGTACCTTTTTCAGCCTTTGAAATTATAGTTGAATCAGCATATGGATGATAAGAACTAATTTTAGTCCCAGTAGAATCAAAACCAGCTTCTAATTGATCTCTATTCATATCAGTAATAGTAGTCTCTAAATCCTTTATTATTTTAGGCATAAGACTAATTACATCAAAGTTCTTAATTCTATTGTGAAGCAATCTAATATCCATTATTTAGCAAATATAAGGAATAAAGTAAACAAAAAAAAGTCCGCTAAAAAAGCAGACTTAATCTTATGAAAAAATATAGGTAAAAGTTAATGCAGCCAATTTTAAGGAACGACTACTGAACCAGTCGCAACATCATAACCATCATGACGAATCTTTAATGTATAAGTATGACCAGTTGTTAATAATGAAGATTCGTTTACTGTGTAAACTCCTGCAACTTCTGTTAAAGAACCTGCTCCTGCTAATGTAATTGCACCCGTTGGTGCAGTATCACCATAAAATATGAAGTCACCAAAAACAAAACCAGTTACAGCTTCATCATATCTTTCAGTATCTAAAGTTACAATACAACCTGTTACAGCAGGAGTTGAGATTGCAGTATCAACATCAATCAATGAATAAAAATCTGATTCGCTTAATGGATTGCCACTTGCAAGTTCAACATAAGTTAAAGCATTCATGTCTTCTGAATTTTCCAATCTCATAACTACAGCTTCTTTACTGATTATCTCAGTTGATTGTAGATTGAAATTTTCAACAGCAAAATTCAATAATGGAATAGGGTCAAGATTTACACCATTTTTAATACCCCAAATTTTACCATCAGCATCAATTAACCAAACAGCAACATTTGCTAATTCAAGTTCTTTATATGCTCTGATTTTATCAGGATATAACTCATTCAATTGAAAAGTGATATTATAATTTCCATCTTTCAATTTTTTATAATATCCATCTTCATCATAAGTTACAGGGTCTTCCTGCTCTGATAAAGCTAAATAGATTTTATCACTTGGCACTATCTTCTCAAGTGGATTTGTTTCAAAGCCTGGAATATCAAAAAGGGCTTGCCATGTAGCAAGTGCAACAGCAGTCGCTAATGAGATTGTGTTTTTTGAATTGTCTTCTTTCTTCTGAGAAACAAAACAAATTCTTCTGATTAAACCGATTTGGAGTTTACAATCTCCTGAACCAAGATTAGGGAGTTTTGGATTACATTCTGCCATTTTATTTATTTTTTATTGATTAGTAAACAATTTGATTAATTACTTGACTTTTTCTTTCTTTTCCTTTTTCTCTTTCGGAACAAACAAAGCATAATCTTTTTTCATCTGTGCTTCACTTACATTTTTATAAGGCAAGTAACCTGTGCATTTTTTATCTTCTGCATAACCTGTACAAATATCAACAAATTCCTGTTCTGTCTTAGTCTTTACAACATCAGAATTAAATTCAAGTCCTCTTAACATTTTTTTGTTTATTTTACTTCTAGGCATAACAAATGATTTTTATTGTTATTAAATTTCTTGACAAATATATATACAAAAGTTGACTAATGCAAACAGCCAATAATATTATTCTGCCGACCTATCTCAAAATCAATAACACAATCTATTCCTGAGTTATCTTCTTTGAATAATTTCTTAGCTGCTTTTGTCTCAGGAAATTTTGCGAGGACCGACCAATTTATTTTGTTCTCATAATCGAATATGGAAACTAAATTTAATTCTCCACCCATTTTATCTTGCATTGTCTCAAGCAATAATTCAGCCCATCTTACCATTGGCTTAATTGCATAATCGTAATGATTCTGAGTGGTCCAATCATCAGGCTTTGCTTCATCCATCAAAACTAAATTAATAATCGAACTCTTTCCGTATGGTAGATTTTGGTCAACAGTCAGTTTATTTTTCGCGGGTTCTAAGATTACAGCAAATGGAAATTTCAGATCCTTTGAACTGTCCAAGTCTTCGCTTCTTGCAAAGTCAGCACTTAGATGAGTACCGATGTAGATATTTAAAGTTTTCTTTAACGTATCACCTGTAGGCTCTGCATCTGCTTCTACATCAACGTATGTTTTGAATTGACTAGCATCAACACGATATGTTACTGTGCCGACTGTAACCTTGTCATATTGCTTTATGGTTAGTGGAGCATTACAAGTCAATCTCCAAATACCACCAGTTAAATCGGTTTTTGCTGTTATGTTTATCTCGCTGATTTGCGAGTTAAGATAATTCTTTATTAAAATTGCTGCTTCTTCCATGTTAGGGATTTAAAAAAATGTACCACCAAACATTGGTCTGAACTTATTCAGTACCCAATCTTCAAAATATTCTTTCAACCAATAATTACCTGAGACTACTTCCGATACAGTTATTGAAACATTTGCTTCTACTGCTGTTACTGTCACTTCTGTCCCACCTACTTCTATAGTATCACCTATTGCTAATAATCTAGTTATGGGAGTTGAAAGTACTAAACCATTAATAGCTGTAATTTCTACAGACTGATTCATTTCATTAATAAAGTGCTCTAATTCCTTTGTGAACAAAACACCTTGATTGTATTTCCTTTGAAGGAAAGCATTCAAATCTTCACCTAGCAATACATGATTGTTTGCTTCTTCAAATGTTACTGCACCTTTTTTAGATGCCTTGCTTGTTTGTGCTCTGATAAAATCGTTATAAACGAAATACATCAAAGTCTTTTTTAATCCGGTCTGATATTTATAAGCATAATTACCTGCACTATTTTTTACATAATAATAACCACCATCCCACAATGTTTTATATGGTTCAGTAATTTTACTGAATGATTTGTAAAGATTATCACCAAGCAATCTACGCATTACTTCCTGCTCAGTATCTTCACATACTTCATCAAAAGAAGGAGAATTGGTAGCTACTAATTCCAATTCTCCTTTAAAATCCGTTATAGCTAATTGTGCCATCTATTCAGCTTTTGGTATTTGTTTCTTAAGTGCAGTAATTTCTTTATTTGCTGCTTTCAACTTTTCCTTTTCAGTAATCAGTAAATCATTCTTAGCAATAAGGTAACTATCTGCCTTAGATTTTTTCTCATTCAATTCAATGATTTGAGCAGCTTTGTCAGCAACATCTTTTTCCAATGTTTCAACATCTTCTTTGAGTTTTACAACTACAGCTTCTTTAGCTTTATCAGCTTCTACTTTCAAATTAGCTTCATCCTGCAATGCAATAATTTTGTCACCACTTTCTTTAAGTTGGATTGTCTTTTCTTTAACTACTGCTTCAAGTTCAGAAACTTTACTTAATTTCTTGTCTTTACTATTAGCTTCAAGTATTGCATCAATCATTTCCGGTTTTGTTGGACTTTCTGGAAGGTCAACATCTTTAATATATGCAGGACACTTAACAATGATTAATAAAGAATTTCTATCTAAATCTAAAAGTTCTTTTCTGTCAAATTTGTCTTTTACAACATCAACATCAAGTCTCTTTCTTTTCATCATTCGGTATGCAATACCATAAATGTATTTTAAGTTTTTTGGTAATCCTGTTAATATAACTTTCATGATAAATATTTTTATTTAATTTCTATTGAGTTAATTAAAAAGCAGCCGAATTAACGGCTGCCTTTGCTTCTTTAAATATTTACTCTGCTTGAAGTTCTAAAATTGCATCATCAAAATCACCATAAACAAACATTTTAGTGTTGTAAATTGGAAGTAATATTTCTTCTTCAAAATTGATACAAACTTGATTAGCTAAAAATATGCTAGCATGGGTATCTGTCATTGTGATAGTGATAGGATTAAATTCTAACAATTCAACTGCTGATTGTAAGTCACCAACTAAGAATTTTCTAGCTGTCATAGCTGTTGTTTGAACTACTGGTAAACCACCGATTCTTACAATTCCATCTGTTCCCCTTACAATTGAAAGATAATCGCCAATTGTATTTTTGAGTAATTCTATTACTGTAACATCGATAGGATTCATTATAATTGCTGTTCCTTCATATTCCAATTGTGTTAATGTTGCAATAGTTGCAATAAGAACGTCATACTCATTAGCTTCTTCAATTTTTTTAGCTATTGCAGCAGGAGCAGCAAATGCTGTTGCTCCATTTGTTATACCTACAAGGTCTTGACCTGCACCTTCACCAAATAAGATTTGTTGGTCTTCCTTAGCTTTTATTCTCTTAGGAATTTTAACTGATATGTGACCTGATAACCATTTAAGGTTTCTCATCATTCTTTTGCTAATTATTAAGTGAGTTCCAAGTCTCTTAACATCAACAGAAGATTCTCTTGCTGAAAAGTCACTTTGACCAGTAGCAGCATTTTCTGCTAAAGTTGTAACTCCATCAACGAAATCATATTCTTCTGTAAAAACATGAGTTTCTTTGTCTGTTTTTAAAACAGTCATAACATCTCTCATGTTAAGTTTTCTTTGAGCAGTTTCAGTAATTACACCTGGCTTAATTGAGCTAACTGTAACATCACCTGTCCAGTTTGAAGTCATACTCATGTCATCTACTTTTGCAACTTCTAATGAACAAGCACCTTTAAAACCTAATTTTTCATATTTTTTTAAGTCTTCTGATTCAGAAAACAATTTGAATATCTGATCTTTAAACGATGTGCCTTTGATAGCATTAGAAAGAGCAGTAACACTTTTTTGCATTTCAATATCATGACCGTCAACCATATCTTGCAATGATTTAACAGTATCGGCAAGGTTTTTAATAACTCCATCTTCTGGAATCAAACCTTTCAATGCAGCAATATCATCAGTTAAGTCTTTAATTCCTTTATCATAATCACCTTTTGACATTCCATTTTTCATGGCTTCATCAATAAGTGATGTGATTTTTGGCTGTATTCCTTTATAAAGTCTTTCGGCTTCTGTTTCTGCTGGACTGGCGACTCCTGCTGCTCCTGCCATAGCCATAATTAATCCACCTGCTTCTGTTTCCATTGTAAAATATGTTACAATTCCTACTGCAACAAATAAAAATGCAAAAAGTTTTGCTGTTCTTGTTTGAAGTAATCCAAACAATTTGAAATTTATTTTTGTTTTCATCTTTCGTTAATGTTTTTAATTAATAAATCTATTTTGTCTTGTTTTGGAGTGGAATTATCCGGCTCTATTTTTTGCTGAGTGGATTCCTCCGGCTCATAATTTTTTACTGATAGTGTTGGTGTTACGCTATTGCTTCCAAATACTACTGCACTTCCTTCTCTTTTCTTAGCTTCGTAAACCACCCAAAAATAACCATATTCATCCGCAACATCAGGATTAACAGCTTGGGCTTTCGATTCATTAAAGAAGTCCATTTGCTTTTGGCTTTCTTCATCATAATAAGCAATATCAAGATTAACATACATCATTCCTATTGAGTGCTGTTTGACATCACCATTAACATACGAATCAAACATGAAAGGCATCTTACGCTTAGATAGTGTAAATTGATTTATGTTTGCAATTGTCTTAAAGTCGATATTCAAGCCTAGTAAATTAAAATTACTATTTTCATTGAAACTCTTAGCCTTATTAGAAATTACACCTTCAAACTTTGCTTCATGCTGTTTAAGATGGTATGAAAAAGGGTTATCCTTTACAGTCTTATTCCATATTGCAGGCATATGCAAATCCATATGGCTGTCGATAATATTCGTAGTATTGATAACTGACTTAACTTCGATAATATCAGAAGTGATTGTTTCAATTTCAGGAACAAACTCTTTCACCAACTCATTCCTAACAAATACTTCTGAATCTGTTTTGTACTCAGACATTTTCTTTACTCTGAGCTCATCAAGATTATTTTTGATAAAACGAGTTAAATCCATTTTATCTGTGAATTTTTTATCAGGAAATTGCTTTAGTGTATATATCATTTCTTAATAAGTTTTTTATCCTTTACTACTTTGAGTCTCTTTGCTTTTATAGCTTCAATTTCTTCTTTACTTAGCTTGGTTTTCATAACTTTTTTGCTGCTTATGTTACAATTTTTAGATGTAAATATGATACAAAATTAATATATCAGTTGAAAATAGCAAGTTTTATTTTTCTTTACCTTCTTCAACTACCACTTCAACTTCTGTACTATCTGCTAAACCTTCCATATTTTTAATGTCAATATAGTTTCTTGGAAGTGTATAAGCATTCATATTTGGAACATCAGCAACTTCATCCCTGCCTAATATTTTTCTTGCTTCATTCCTTGATAAGATAGCATTCTTAACATCATCCAAAACCATTTTATGAAGTTTCTCATAATCATCTTGCAATACAGGAATATCCCTAAAACTTGGAATGAGAACAAGATTAGTTTTCTGAATATCATTATATCTTTTTACCAACCAACGATTAAGTTCATCAGCTAAATCTCTTGCAGCAGGAATTACAGTTTCAGTATAGAGACTTTTCTTAGCCTGTAGCACATTGTCATAAGTAGTCGATTCAGTATTATTCATTAACTCGATTCGAATGTTATACAACAATCCAATATCAGATTTATCTAAACCATTGCTTTTGATAATATCTAAATCAACTGGTGACATGCCGAACTGTGTCCATTGCAAAAATGCTGCTGCAATCATTATTCGATTAGCTTTTTTATTTCCACCAAACTTTTCAAGATATGAATCATCAAGCAATTTAGCTTCATCCTGTTTCAATGATCCTGCTGCTCCACCATGCAACACTCCATATGCTCCCATATTTTCATATGAGTATTTTCTAGTCTCAAAAGCACTATTGCTTATTTCAACAGGCCTGCTTCCTGCTTCAACTGGTGAAAGTCCGTATAAGAATTGACCATTAGAATAATTGGGATTCCAAAATTTAGTGTGCAATACATCTTCGGCAGGTCTGATAATTTTATTACCATCCATTTCTAATTCGTAGTTCAAAATAGGCTGAGACCATCCACCTGTATTAATCTTCATAAACTGAGAAGGCATAATAAACAATTGTTTGTAAAGCCCTTTATTTATACCAGTATCGGGTGCATAACCTGTCATATAACCGTTTCCAGTAGTATATTTAAAACCAATCAATTCTCTGAGAAATTCTGTACCACCTTGATTTGGATTTGGCTGTGATAATAAATCTAAAATAGAATGCTGTTCAACTTTCTCTAATCCCTTAGCTTTTGCTTTCTCTGCTTTGAATAAAGTCCTAACGCTAATATCGTTTTTATTCATTAGGCGCTTATACTCCTTGAATGATTCCTTATCCTTGACATCATACAATTCCCACTCAGCATTGCTCATTGTAGATGCTATAAGATTAACACAAAAATAAACGTAAGGATTAATCATATAACCTTTGTCAATGCTATTTTGGCTATTGGTAATATCAAAGATTGTTTTTCCGAATATTCCAGTACTGAACTTATTCATATTACCTAACAATTCTCTATAAAATTGTGAGTTATTTTGTAAGTCTCTATTCGATAACTTCCTGACAATTTTATCAGCAATTTTATTTCTTAAGGTTGGAGTATTGTTTTTTTTTGTCATAATGAAAAGTCAAAATTTCTCCACAAATATATATATAAAAGTTGACCAAACAAAAAAGACGAATTAAGGGTATAAAAATAAAAAAGCCATTATCGTTAAATAATGACTTCCTAAATTAAACCTAATAATATGAAACAACCCGTGTAGCGATGATAGGATTCGAACCTACAACCTTTGGATTATGAGTCCAACGAACAACCATTCGCTCTCCATCGCAAAGTCTTTAGGGGATTACTCTGATAACTTACCTCTGAGTGTATTGTTTACAACTCTTGTGCTTTGGGTTGCTGTCTTCGCTATATAGGTTATGATTAAATATCGTGAATCAAAACCATCAGCATCAACAAATTTATGTGAAAGTTGACCTGCCTTCAATGTGTCTTCTGTTCCAATCTGAACCATAGAAGCATAATCCAAAGTATTAGATTCATAAAAATTAACCCATACTTCTGATGTACCGGAAACCTGTTCTACAAAACTATTGATTGAAAATCGTTGAGGGACACCTTTTTTAGATTTATGAACCTTAATCCAAAGTGTGTCACCTGTAGCACTAGAAAGAGTGTCAACAGTAAATGCGATAGGGTCTGACTGGTAAGCAATTTCGTCTGTTTCAATTGTTTGACCAATTGCGAATGATACCAAAAATGTTAGTATCAGGAAGCTAAATAATTTCTTTTTCATGATTTTGAGATTTGATTTTTAAATTTAAACGTTTAAATTAACTGTGCAAATATAAATTAACTTTTAAAAAAATGCAAACTTTATGAAAATTTAGACTTTTACAAATTCCAAATACTCGTAGTCTGTGACTATGCAGTAATAATTTCGCACATTAAAAACGTGCGATAACAGTCAATAAAAAACATAAAAACGTTTTTTATTTTAGTGTTAGGTGCAATAAAATAAAAAAGCCAACGCACCTTGGTTTTTTCAAAACCATTAAGATTTTATAAAGCATATCCAATGTGTTTGCATCTTTATTCCGCTTTTATGTCCGTACAATGGTTTCTCAT